GACTGGTGCCTACGGCGCTGGCCGTGTTCTCGACCGAATGACTGGCAACCTCTCTCCTGCCGGCCGCTTCGTTGATCGCTTTGCTGACCCGAACGTGCAGCCACCGGCTGTCGCGGGACCACAAGGCGCCACTACGCCTCTTAATGGCGCTGTTGGTCCCTGGGGTCCACGTCCACAGGCGCCTATCGTTCCTCAGGTTACGCCAAGTCCGAATGGGCCTCTGTCGAAACCCCCGGCTGGCTTCCAGTCACTCTTGCAGACGGCTGTTCAAAGCCAGAACAAGCAGTACCGACAACAAATGCGAGACCTTAAATCGCAAGCGATGCCGCTCATTGCAAAGCTGGCGATGAAGGAAGCGATAAAGCACGGAGCGTCCATTGCTGGTGAAGCTCTAGCTGGCCCCATTGGTGGTCATATTGCTCACGGTGTTGCTAGCCTACTAACTGAACTGCACGAACGTGGTGAGAACGGCCCGACTATGCCGGTCCCGCCCCAGATGGCGCAAGCTCCTGTGGCTCAGCCGGTTGCGTCCGGTAAGCTCGGCCCTGGCGGCGTCCCTGTGTCGGTTCTGTCTAGTACGAAGGCGCTCTCCCGTTCACTCCAGGCCATTGCGAAGCTTAAGCAGGCGCAGCAAGGGCAGGACTACGCTAACACGGTGGCTGAGAAGTCCCCGTTGCTGGCGAAGATCGGAGGCCCTGGCGTGGTCGCAAATCCGGCCGCTGGACAGCGTATGTCCCAGATGGTCAGTGCGGCGAACGCGTATAATCGGCTTATGAACGGTGCAAGTAGTGCTCTCGACACCGGAACTAAGAATGCACAAGTTGCTAGCGAACTTCTGAGTGCCAAAGCTAAAGCTGAGACCCCTCACACTGGCGGTACTGATCAACAGTGGCCCCCCAAGAAGGGCAACGGCGCTGACGAGTACGCCGTTCCTTCGTCGCCGTACGCTCACTTGAGCCCCAAAGAAGCGTCTGACGCCATTGCGCGTGACGCTGAGTTGGCCGGCAACGTGAAGTACATCAACGGCTTCCGTTCCGCGACCATGCGTAACATCACGTCTATTCGTGCTGCTGCGGCTGGCGTGGCGCGTGAAGTCCCGACGATTGATGGGCGAGAGCTAGCCAAACAGTTTGAGGGTGTGTCGTCTCAAAAGCAGGCGGTTGTTCACCGCAACTGGCTTGAACAACACCACCCTGAAGCTAAGGCTGCGCTGGACGTTTACTTCTCAAATGAAGTGATCAACCGTATATGGAAACGGAAGGGCTAACGCCCGAACTGAAAAAACCCGATGGGCGGAAGACGCGGGCTAAATCCCCGCCCCGCCCTCGGGAGCGAACAAGACCCGACCTGTCCTCAATACTCAAAGCCCTCTGGGCAGACCCAGAGTGGCGGGCGAAGACAGAAGAGAAAAACCGCATTGCCCAACGCAAGAAGGTCGAGCGCGCCAAGATTACTGGCAAGCGCTGGACCCGCTACGGCGTCCCAGACGGTATGCGGAAAGAACAAGCACAAAAGCTCTGGAAGAAAGCAAACAAGAGCGCACAGAAAACAATGACCGAATTGAAAGAGAGCGGCGCTCTAGAAGACCTCGATCCGCGTTCAGAAGAGGCTCTGGAAGCAGCAATCGCTGTCATGCGCTCGCCTTCAAACCAGAAAACCAAGCTCGACGCCGCTCGGCTAGTGCTCGACTTCACGAAGTCCAAGCCTGTGAGCAAGAAGGAACTCACGCTCAACAAAGCTGAGCAGTGGTTGAAACAGATTGCAAATGACGAAGACGACGAAGACGAAGAGCCCTCAAACGATACGGAGGCGGCTGCTTAAGGACTTCGCGTTCTGGGCAAAGCATTGTTGCAAGATCAGGACCAAGGCCGGCGAGATTAAGCCCCTGGTCCTGAATAGGGTCCAGAAGCGTTTCATCAAACATATCGACGGACAGCTACGCGCTACTGGCAAAATCCGTTCGATCATCTTGAAGGGCCGGCAGCAAGGTCTATCAACTTGCGTGTCGGCCTACATCTATTGGTACGAGAGCCAGCACAACGGCAAGAAGGGCGTCGTTATCGCGCACGTTAAGGACAGCACGCAAACGCTGTTCGATATGTACAAGCGCATTCATGACAACTGCCCTGAGTTGATGAAGCAAGAGACGCGGTATTCGTCTCGCCGTGAACTGTCATTCAAGAACCTCGATACCGCCATCACCTGTATCACGGCTGGTGGTGAGAGCATCGGGCGGTCTGAGACGTTCCAGTGTATCCACCTCTCGGAAATGGCGTTCTGGCCTAAGACCTACGCCAAAGAGAACTTCAACGGCCTTTTGAAGACGCTCCCCGACGCCCCAGAAACCATGTGCTTCATTGAAAGCACAGCGAACGGCGTCACCGGGGAGTTCTACGATATGTGGAAGGGCGCTGTGACGGGCACTAACGGCTTCGTGCCGTTCTTCTCGGCTTGGTTTGAGAGTGACGAGTATCGTGAGACGCCTCCGGCCGGCTTTGAGAAGACCTACGATGAAACATCACTAGCCCTGAAGTTCAATCTTGACGACGCTCAAATCTTCTGGCGCCGACGCGAGATTGCTCGCAACGGTCTTGAGTTGTTCAAGCAGGAGTTCCCCTGCACGCCTGATGAAGCCTTCATCACCTCAGGTCGCCCTGTGTTCAACCCTGAGCGAATTCAGGAGCTTCTTGAGAAAGCCCCTGAGCCTGTTGAGCGGAAGACGGTACAAAACGGCAAGCTCTACGACAGCCCGCGCGGTGAACTTCTTATCTATCGCAAGCGTGAGCCTAGCGCCCAGTATTACATTGGCGCTGACGTTGCAGTCGGCATTAAAGACCCGGAGAAATCTGACTTCTGCGTGGCCCAGGTGCTCGACGGTGACAAGCGGCAGGTTGCCGTATGGCGTGGACAGGTGACGCCTGACGAGTACGCCCGCGTGTTGAACGCGCTGGGCTACTACTACAACGCCGCAATGGTTGCGCCTGAGCGTAACGGGCATGGCCTCTTGGTCTGCGTGCGGCTCTGGAAAGACTTGAACTACCCGAATTGCTTCACCGACTTGAAGGAAGGCGAGATTGCCGACCGAGAGACGTTGAACATCGGCTTCCAGACCAACGTGTCCTCTAAGCCACTCATTATCGACAAGCTTCGTGGTGAAGTGAACGGCCGCGAAATTGAGATTTATGACAAAACTACACTTCAGGAAATGCTTTCCTTTGTGGTGACTGAAAGCGGCAAGATGGAAGGCGAGCAAGGTTGCTACGACGATTGCGTCATGGCGCTCGCAATTGCCAACCACATTCATGAAGGCAAGTGGACCCCTGTTGCCGTCACCGATGATTTTTACAGCACCGCTATTTGAGGACTAGATGGCATCTAAACGTAAGCCTATGGATGACGCGGACGTTATGGTCCGTGTCAACCAAGCCTCGAAAGAGGCGGTTGGCTGGTATGACAGTCGCCTGAGCAAAGAACGCCAGCGCGTCATCAATTACTACAATTCTCAACTTCCCAAGCGTCGTAGCGAAGGTTCGTCTTCGTATATCTCCACTGACGTTTACGACAGCCTGGAGAGCATGAAGTCTCAGATTGTTGAGACCTTCGCGGCGAACCCTGACAACCTCGTTGCGTTCCCGCCGCTTGGCCCGCAGGACGTTGAACAGTCGCGGATTGCTACTGAATACTGCAACCACGTCTTCTTCAGTGACAATGAGGGTCTCAGTATCATCCACGATACCGTGCATGATGGCCTTTCGGCTCGTGTAGGCGTCGTCAAGGTCTTCTGGGACGACCAGACAGACAAGACCGAAGAGACCTTCAATAAGATCGCTTACCCGGACGTGCAGGCGCTTGTCGCGCACCCCGAAGTTAGCGACATGGAAGCCAACGCGGACGAAGGCGGCGACCAGACCAACCCTACCTATAGCGGCAAGCTCACGCGGGCAATTGATAAGTCCAAAGTTAGCATTGACGTTATCGCGCCTGAAGAGTTCCTGATTAAGCCACGTACACGAAAGCTAGAGAACTGTGGCTACTGTGGGCACCGAACGCTGAAGACCAAGGCGGAATTGATCCGCATGGGCTACGACCCGCAGAAGGTCAATGAGCTTCACTACGACGACGACAAGGGTCTCGACTTGAGCCCCGAAGTCCTCGCGCGTGAAGCCCCAGTGGAAAGCGCGCTTGCTGTCGATAACCCTGTGCAGGAAGAAGTGGAGCAGGTCATGCTCTACGAAAGCTATATCCGCATGGACATTGACGGGACCGGCGTCAAGCTCTGGAAGATTTGTCACGTTACGGACGTGATGCTCTCCAAGCAAGAAGTTGACCGCGTGCCGTTCAAAATCTTCGTGCCGCTCCCCATCCCGCACACTTGGTTTGGCAACAACTTCGCCCAGCGCGTCATCCCGACGCAGAATGCGCGCACTGTACTGACGCGCGGCATTCTCGACCACACGGCAATCACGACCAATCCCCGCTGGACTGTCCTCAAGGGCGGTCTGTTGAACCCGCGCGAAATGCTCGACAACCGCCTCGGTGGTGTCGTCAACATCAATCGTCCCGATGCAGTCAACCCGTTAGAGCAACAGAACCTCAACCCGTTCGTCTTCCAGACACTTGAAATGCTCAAGCAGAACAAGGAAGAGAGTACGGGTATCTCTGCGTTGTCCCAGGGTATGAACAAGGATGCGATCAGCACCCAGAACTCCCAGGGGCTCGTTGACAATCTTGTGACGCTCTCGATGCAGCGACAAAAGATCGTTGCCCGCAACTTCGGGAAGTTCCTCGCGGACGTGTACCTTGAGATTTACCGGCTCGTTCTGGAGAACCAGGACAAGAGCAAGGCAAAGATCATCAAGGTGGCTGGCGACTTCGTGCCCGTTTCTATCGCTGACTGGGTTGAGCGTAACGTCTGTAAGGTCGCACTGCACCTCGGCTATGGCGAACGTGACCGCCAAGCGGCGAAGTACGACACGCTCTATGGACGCCTCAAAGGCAACCCGATGTTCACGCCCAAGAATGAGTACCAACTCATTGTGGACGGGATGCGTGCTGGTGGCTTTGAGAACTATGCCGCCTACATCACGCCTCCAGAACAAGTCCCGCCGGCTCCCCCGAACCCGAAGGACGTTGCTGAGGGTAAGGCTGCTGACGCTAAGGCGACGACAGCACAAGCAGCAATGGTCAGCGCTCAAGCGAACGCTGTTAAGGACGCTAAGCAGGCAGACGTTGCTGAGCTTAAGGCGCAGATTGCCGAACTCACGTCACACGTCAAGTCGATGCTGTCCATGCGCGCTGAGGCACGTAAGGATGCTGAGACCGCTAACCGTATCAAAATCTCTAACCGCGAAATGGCTCTTGCTGAGGCTGCGGCCCCTGGCAAAGAGACCGATGTTGTCGCACCGCACGGATAAGGGACATGGACATTTCTTCAATTCTCTCTGGCCTACGCCCTTTCGTTGTTGGTGGCGCCAACTCACCGGGCTTGTTTCGCACGATGGCGCCATACGCCTCTCGCTTCACGAATGCCGGTAAGGCTCTAATGAGCATCGGCAGTCCGACGAGCATGGGTATGATGGCGCTCCCGCAGATGGGAAACTTTGGGAGAGCGTTTGACACTTCGGGAGACGGCCCTTCGTCATCCCCGATTGCGAACGATTTCCAGATGCTCAAGGGAATGCCCCCGCCGCACGGGGCGCCTTCCCTGACCAGTGCGCTCGACGCCTACGCAGCCAAGCTCCGCTCAGGGGCCGCAACGTCTGGTGTGAACCCGGTAGCAGTACCGTCCGCTACGGCGCCTGCCTCGTCTATCCCACTCCCGCAGCCCCGGCCCCCGATGCCTGGGCAGACAGTGGCGAACGTACCGATGCCTCAACCGAACCCCTTGCTCTCTAATGCAGTGGGCGGCAACAACCCCTATGGGTTCGCGTCCAGCCCCGCGTATATGGGCCAAGGATCAACGCGGCCGGCAGACGGTTTGTTCGCTCTTGCGCGAATGTTCAAAAACAGCACTGGACAAGGCGCTCCTACGCAATCCGTTGGCGTCCCAGCTAGCCCACAAGATAGAGCAATGCTCGACGCTAACGTCCCCATGACGCCGCAGCGCGCGAACAACATTTATGACGCCTACCAACG